GTTCTACAGTTGCATTCACAATGGATGAATCTGTTCCTAATGATGATGAAGATTTGGTCGCTGTAACTGTTGGTGGAACTGCAACTACTGCATTCACACTTTCAGGTACAACTATCACTTTCGATTCTGCTCCTGCATCTGCTGCTGCAATCGTTGTAACTCTGACTCGTTTCAGAACTACTGCTGCTGCAAACGCTGACGCAACTACTGTTTCGGTAACAGATGGTGACTTGTTCAACGTTGGTGACATTGTATACTTCCAAGAGACCACTGGTCAACAGTATGAAGTAACTGCAATTTCAACTAATGACTTGACTATTCGTCAATTAGATAATCCAAATGGTGGTGGTCTCAAGACTGCTGTTGCTGAAGGTACTGCGATTCGTAGACGTTGGAGATTCTATGACTTGTTCGATGCTGCGCCAGGAACTTCAACTTGGGCAACTGGACAAGGACTTTCTTCTGCACAAGACGAAATGCATGTCGTAATCTATGACACAACTGGTGGAATCACATCATATGATGTGGATGTTGCAGGTAACCGTACACAGGCAGTCGTAGAAACATGGTCATTTGTTTCTAAGCATCCATTTGCAAAAACTGCACAAGGTGGAACAAACTACTATGTTGACGTAATCAATGCTGGTTCAGAATATGTCTGGTGGATGGATCATCCAACATCAGGTACAGATTGGGGTACTAACCTCACATCTGCTGGAACTGACACTACATTCGTTGCTGGAGATCTTCCAATCGTTGATACATTATCAAACGGTAAGGATGATTATTCAGAGACTGTTGGTGAACTTTCTTCTGCATATGATCTACTTTCAGATTCAGAAACAGTTGACATCAATTTGGTCTTGGCAGGTAAGTCTCCAGACTCAACAGATGGTATCACACACGCAACTAACATCATTGATCTTGTGGAAGGACGTAAGGATGCGGTTGCATTCATTTCTCCAAGACGTGCTGATGTTGTAGGTGTTACATCTTCAATCACTCAGACATCAAACATCAAAGGGTTCTTTGACAACTTGTCAAGTTCTTCTTATGCAGTGTTTGATTCTGGTTATAAGTACATGTACGACAAGTACAATGACGTTTATCGTTACGTTCCATTGAACGGTGATATTGCAGGACTTGCTGCAAACACAGATAACGTTGCTGATCCTTGGTTCTCACCTGCTGGTTTCAACCGTGGACAGATTCGTGGTTCAGTCAAACTTGCGTACAATCCAACTAAGGCACAAAGAGATATCTTGTATCCTGCTCGTGTGAATCCAGTTTGCACATTCCCAGGCCAAGGTACAGTGTTGTTTGGTGACAAGACTGCATTGTCTCGTCCATCTGCATTCGATAGAATCAATGTTCGTAGATTGTTCATTGTACTTGAGAAAGCAATTTCAACTGCTGCTAAGTTCCAGTTGTTTGAGTTCAATGATGAATTCACTCGTGCTCAGTTCCGTAATTTGGTAGAACCATTCTTGCGTGACGTGCAGGGACGTAGAGGTATTACTGACTTCTCAGTTGTTGCTGATGGAACGAATAATACTGGAGAAGTAATTGATCGTAATGAGTTTGTTGCAGATATCTACATCAAACCTGCTCGTTCAATCAACTTCATTACACTAAACTTCATTGCGACTCGTACTGGTGTTGCATTCAGCGAGATCGGAGGTTAAGTAAATGTGGTGCTCGTGCTAACCAATTTAGGGTTACCATGACTACCCCGCCTGCAATTGCAACAGGATTGGATATTCGTAGAACATCCTTCCTAATTAAGACTGCTTCACTCCCTGGCCAGACTTTGGGTGAGATTCCAATTCCATTTCGTGGACGGAATCTCTACATTGCTGGTGATCGTGAGTTTGAAACTTGGGAAACTACTGTCATCAACGATACGGACTTCATGGTTCGTGATGCAGTAGAACGTTGGATGAACGGTATCAATGATACTGTGACTAACACTGGTTTGGTAAATGCTGCAGACTATCAATCTGATCTAATTGTTGAACAGTTGGATCGTGATGATACTGTACTCAAATCATACATCTTGCGTGGTTGTTTCCCACAAGCAGTTGGTGCAATCGAACTGTCATACGAAACTACAAATGCGATTGAAGAGTTCTCTATCACTTGGAGATATCAGAACTTTGAAGCATCAGCGGTGAACTTCTAAGAGTCTACTAAATAGATTCATAGGAGATAAAATATTATGGCTGAATTGTTTGGATTTCGTATTACACGATCAAAATCAGAAGATGGGCAGGATTCTGTTATCCTGCCTACTTCTGACGATGGTGCAGGAGATATTGCTGGGGGTGGTTTCTACTCCCAGTTTCTTGATATAGATGGTAGAGATCGCACAGAAGGTGATCTGATTAAGAGATATCGTGATATCGCACTACAACCAGAATGTGATAGTGCTATTGAAGATATTGTAAACGAATCTATCGTTTCTGATGAAAGAGATCAATCTGTATCACTAATCGCTGACAGACTACCCTACCCACAGAAAGTCAAGAATCGAATTCGTGAAGAGTTCGATAGTGTCTTGCGTCTGCTGGATTTTAATTCAAAAGGACACGACATCTTCAGACGTTGGTATGTAGATGGACGTATCTATTTTCATAAAGTAATTAATAAAAATGCCCCAGAGAAGGGTATCCAAGAATTACGTTACATCGATCCCCGTAAGATCAAAAAGGTTCGTCAAGTTATCAAAGATAAGGACGACAAGAATACGGAAATCATTAAAGGTATAGAAGAATTCTACATCTATAATGATAAGGGACTCGATACTGCATCTGGAACTTCAACAGGATTGAAGATTACTTCAGACTCTATTTCGTATTGTCCATCTGGTGTCGTTGACGCACAGAAAGGTACAGTACTTTCACACTTACACAAAGCAATCAAACCCGTCAACCAGTTGAGAATGATTGAGGACTCTCTAGTCATCTATCGTATCTCTCGTGCGCCTGAAAGACGTATTTTCTACATTGACGTTGGTAACCTACCAAAGATCAAAGCAGAACAGTACCTCAAGGATGTCATGAATCGTTATCGAAACAAGTTGGTATACGATGCAAGAACTGGTGAGATTCGTGACGACAGAAACCACATGTCCATGTTGGAAGATTTCTGGTTACCTCGTAGAGAGGGTGGACGTGGTACTGAGATTAGTACACTCCCAGGCGGATCAAACTTAGGTGAGATTGACGACATTAACTACTTCCAGAAGAAACTGTATCGTTCACTGAATGTTCCTATTTCTCGTTTGGAAGCAGAATCAGGTTTCTCACTTGGACGGTCTACAGAGATCACTCGTGATGAACTGAAGTTTACAAAGTTCGTACAGAAACTGCGTAAGAAGTTTGCTGTATTGTTCATTGACATTCTGCGTACACAGTTGATTCTCAAAGGTGTTATTTCTGCAGAAGAGTGGGACACTGTTAAGGAACATATCCAATTTGATTTCCTCAAAGATGGATACTTTGCAGAACTCAAGAAAGCAGAGATGCTGAGAGAACAGTTGGATATGCTGTCTCAAATCGAGTCATACGTTGGTACATACTATTCCAAAGAATGGGTTCGTAAGAACGTACTACATATGACAGATGAAGAAATTGAAGAGATCGAAACTCAGATTGAAGATGAGGGTGGATCAGAAGATGAAATGGATGGAGGATTCTAATGGATTACGTTAGAGACTTAGTATCATCATTGAAGGATGGTGACAATATCGGTGCTGAACAGGCGTTCAAAGACGCATTATCAATGAAGGTTGGTGACGCACTGGAAACTAAAAGACAGGAAGTTGCAAGTTCGTTTGTGACAGGACAGGTTCCCGAAACTGATGAAAACGTTTGAGGGTTTCAGAAGAGTCCTTCCTGAAAAGGATGAACACAAGAAGAGTGCGGAGTACAAACGTCTTTCTCCTAAGATGAGGAAGGCGGTTGACTTTATTTTCGGTGAAATGGATTCTAAACCTTCAGATTTCCTAAATAGTTTTGAGAACACAATTAAAAGTTCCGCAAAGAGGTTCGGGGTCAAAGAAAATGAACTCATGGACTACTTTGAACGTGAACTGTTAACGGTAATGTAAGGTTAGTAGAATGAAGGTTAAAGGAACAGCAACTGCACTCTCCACATCTGTAACTAAGTTTGGTGGTTCTGGTGCGGTATGGGTTTTTAATACAGATTCTTCTGCTGCTGTT